CCCCCGCAGGGTTGACGGGGAGCTGCTTCAGCTCGTTGATGCTCATGGTCGCGTACTGCGCGGCAGCCGCGCCCGAGCATCCGCTGTCGCTGTAACTCCACGGCGGGTCGGCGTAGATGATGCTGTATTTCTTATCCGGGAACGGGATCACGTTGTTACCTCCTTTCCGAGCACTTCCGACTCGATGCCGTGCAGGAACTTGATGAAGCCGGCCGTCGCCGGTACTTCGTAGCGGGAGAGCTCTGCGTGCGTCATGTACTTGCGGCCGTAGATCTCGGCCATATCGCGCCAGACGGGCCACGGCACGCGGTAGAAGTCCGTCAGGCTCACGGAGACGAGCACGAAGGCGATGGCGCCGAGTTTGTGATGGGCCTCGAGGTCGTCCTGCTGCTCTTGAGTGAGCCGGCGTTGCTCGATGCGCTCGTCGTCGGTGTGCTTGGCCTCGAAGTAGATGCTCCGGCCGCCCTTCAGGGTGCCGCCATAGTCCGGCTGGGCCTGCTTGGTATAGCAGGCGAGGAACTGGCCCTTGCGGTTCTTGGCGCCGAGGGGCTTCATGGGCTCCGGCGTCTTTTCGATCTTGGCGAGGCCGCGGCTGAGGTAGTAGTCGCACGAGGCCGAGATGATATTCTCGAAGTAGCCGCCGGCGACTCTGGCCTGCTTGCCGCGGATCTGCGCCATCATGTGTTTTTCGGCTGCGTAGGGCGTCGGGTCGTTGTAGCCCTCCGCGTTCTTTCTCGGGTCGTACTTCGTCACGGCGTTCAGCCTCCGATCTCGATGTGGACGCCCGGATCGGAGATCAGGCGGTCGGCGAGCGTGAGGATGGTGGCACCGTCGAGGTGGACGTGGATGGAGCCGCCGCGGGCAGGCAGGTGGATCGTCACGCTGCCGATGTTGGGATCGTCCTCCTCGCCGCTTTCGGGCTCCTCGTCAGGCTTCAGCTCGCTGATGGCCTCGAAGCCGTTGCGGACGGGGATGCCGTGCGCCTTGGCGAGCTCGATCTCCGCGGCCATACCGGCCGAAGGGTGGTCAATACCGAAGGCCCACAGCTCGGAGCAGCCGAGCACCAGCTCGCTGCCGATCTTCAGGGCCAGCTCACGCTCCTCGGGGACGTTGTCGTCCATGAACTGCGTGAGATAGATGTGCGGGGTGACGGGGATGACGCCCTTCTCCACAGCCACGCGGCTGTACTCCTTGGCGCGCTGGATGTTGTTCTCGTAGTCCCCGCGGCACGGGGAGCAGATGTAAACCTTTTTCATGTTGTTGTGTCCTCCTTCTGGTTCAGGGCTTTCGCCCATCGTTGTTTGTACTCGGCCGGCGGCTGCTTTGACGGAAAAAGAGAGAGCTGCACGGGCTTGGTGGCGTATCGTTCCTTGTTCCATCGGGGCTTTCCGGCTTTTGTGGCCTCCAGCGTCCAGCCCGCAGCCCTGAGACTCGTCCCGGGCTCGCTCTGGAGGATGAAGGTGATGATTTTGGCGTAGCCTTCCCGCTTTGCGCGTCTGGCGCAGGCTGCGTAAAGCGCCGAGCAGGCGTTCCGCGTGCCGTCCGTGCAGAGTCGTGTTACTTCGAGGGTGCTGCCGTTGTCGAGGTAGGTCGGCCTGCCGACGATTGCGACGCCGCAGAGGCGTCCGTCTTTGTAGGCTGCGAGGCTCCACTTGTGGCCGACGACTTTGCCGTGGTGCCTGTGCAGCTCCTCGACGTAGGCGTTGGCCTCTCTGAGCGTAGTCTCGCGGATCTCGATCACCTGCTGCGCCAGCTCTGGCCGGTGAGGGTGATGCCCCTGCACATTTCCATGAGCCGGTCGATGGTGGCCCGGGCCGTCATGCTGTCGTGGCTTTCTCGCGGCGTCATGCGGTCGATCAGGGCCTCGGTGTCGTAGTTGGTGGTCACTATGGTCGGCAGGTATGCCTCATAGCGGCCGTTGATGATGTTGTAGACCGTGGAGATCGCCCACTCGGTCGGCGGCTCCTTGCCGATGTCGTCGATCACGAGGAGTGGGACGGTCTTGTAGATCTTCAGGACGTCGCTCTCGCTGCCGCCGGTCGTGGAGTAGGTGCGCTTGATGCGCTCCAGCAGGTCGATCATCGTCATGCAGATGACCGGCTTGCCTTGCGCGATCAGGTGGTTGGCGATGGCAGCGGCGAGGTGGGTCTTGCCAGTGCCCGGCGGGCCCGCGATAAACAGACCGTTGCGGCCGGGTTCCTGACGGCCGGGCTGCGGCAGCATGGCGTCGAAGCCTTCGGCATAGCGTCGGGCGGCTGCCGCTGCTCGCTTGTTGTCGTCGGTGAGCTGGAAGGTGGAGAAGGTGCGCCGCAGGAAACGGTCGCCCATGCCTGACTCGCCGACGATGCGCTTGATGCGATCCCGCATTTTCTTCTCCTCCTCAGCCTTAGCGGCTGCGGCCTCAGCAGCTTCGCGCTCTGCCTTCGCCTTCTCATAGGCAGCCACAGCCTCGGGACAGGTGCATCGCTCGGCTCCGTAGGGAGGCCAGAGGATGCGGTTGCCGAGCGGGATGCCCTTGTGGTAGCGCAGGGCGCCGCAGAACTCGCAGGGGACGGGCTCAGGGACTCCGGGACGGCCGGCGAGGCGCTCGTCGTTGCTCCAGATCCAGTTACCGGCGTCACTCGTCGTCGGCCGGCTTGAAGCCCTTGCCCCAGTCTCGGCCGGAGCTGTCGGGCTGTTCAGGATCTCGCTGATTTTCTGCACCTTCGTTCACCTCCTCGTTTTCCCAGTAGCCGCCGTTGAGCCATGTGCTCGGGTTCGGTATGTAGCGCCCGTTCTCCCGGCGCCACTGGTCGCTCCGCTTCTGAGCGTCGACCGCCTGCATGATCCTCTCGTGGAGCTCAGCGGTGGGCTTGATCTTGTTCCACGCCTTCAGAGCGTACTGCTTGCCGGTCTTTTTCGGGTAGGCTTTCCAGAACTCGAGAAATCTGGCCTCGACGAGCGACTTCGTGCCGCCGTCACTCCCCTCGTCAGAGGGGGAAGGGGGTGTATTACCTTCTCTTGTCTTATCTTCTCTACTCTGGTCTACTCTGCCTCCGGCTTTCTTGCGGCTGTTTGCCGGTCGTCCGGCGGTCGGCGTTGGGTCGTCTGGCGAGGCGTCGGCAGACGCCGCAGCAGCGGCCCGGCGACTGCGGGAGCGCTCTTTCTCGGCTTGCCGCTGGTCGATCAGCTTGCCGGCGTACTCGTACCAGTCGTGGATCTCGAGCGTCCCGTCCTCTTTTTCGTCGATCCAGCCCGCCCGGATCAGCGTTTTCGCCAGCTTTTCGGGGTCTCCGTCCCACTGAGCGGCCCGCGAGATCATGCGCGGCGTGATGTCGACGAGGCTGCCGGTCGGGGCGTTGTCGAGGGCCCACAGCCAGAACGAGACGAGCAGCCCCATCATGTGCGGCGGCTCGACTTCGAGCTGGTCAGCAGCGTCGAACAGTTTGCGGTGATCCTTGAGTGTCTGATGCACTTGCAGCCATGCCACGGTCGTCACCTCCTTTCTGTGGTCGTTTGTTTGTGGCCTGCTTTTGGTCGTCTGCCGGTCGTCCGGCGGTCAGGTTAAAAAGGAAGGTCGCCATTGTCCTCGATCTCCGTGAAGTCGCCGGAGCCCTCAGAGTAGCCCGGATCGGCGAAGTCGCTGCCAGAGCTCTGGCCGCCGTCCTTCTTGCTGTCGCAGAAGTGGACGGAGTCGACCGTGATCTCGACGGCTTTGCGGCGGTTTCCGTCCTTGTCCTCGTAGCTGCGGCTCGTGAGCTCGCCATCGACGAGGACGAGGCGGCCCTTGCTCAGGTACTTGCAGACGAACTCGGCCTGTGCGCGCCATGCGACGCACTCGATGAAGTTGGTGATCTTCTTGCCGTCCTTGGTCTTGGTCTCTTCCTTGACGCGCTCATGGCAGTTCTTGAAGCAGATGAACAGCATGATGATGGAAACGATGGCGTAGAGGATGGAAACCTCAATCCATGCCTGCTGGGTGTCACCCAGACGGGTAACCAGCGGGAAGGTTACTGCGGTGATGACCATGTTGCCGAGGGCGGACATGCCGGTACGGAACAGGTTGACAACGGCGCGCTGGTCGGTGTCGCGGGTCATCAGCGTTGCCAGCGTTGCATACGGGAGGTTCAGTGCGGTGTAAACAACGGTGGTGCAGAAGTTATAAGTAATGAAAACGTAAATGCCCTTTACGATCGGCGTAGCAGGCGGAACGGTGAACAGCAGGATTGCTGCGATGCCGTACGGAATCATCATCCAGAGG